GCCGGTAAGCTTCCATTTTGCTGACGCCCTCGGCGAAGGTGATGCCCATCGAGTGGCCCGCCAACACGACATCCACAGAGCCGGACGCGCCCGCTGTGCCTGAAAGATGCGGCGCGTTGTTGGACTCGTAGATGTCCATGTTGCTGATGCGCCCGATGTAGTAGTCGGCGCTGATGTCGCCACCCGTCGCATCGAGCTTACCCGTCAGGATCGACTGTCGCGCGTCAACGGTGTTGAAGCTGGTGAAGCGCGTAGACTGCAACAGCATCTCCGTCATCCAGGGGGCAATCACCGCCCAGCGGCCCGCTTTCGGCACGTTCTGTTGCGTCAACACCGTGTTCATATGGACGAGGTAGTCGTACATCGTCGTACCGGTATTGCTGTCAATACCCGCAGCGGGTGTGACCGGGCTGCCTGATGAGCCAGTCGCGGCAATCGCGTCGGTGTAGAGGCCCGCTACGTACTGGTCTTCCTGATCGGCCAGCACATAGCCCGCACGATCCATCGCCTCTTGCATCACCTTGGGATACTGTTGCGCGGCGTCCACATCATCCACTGCGAAGTTGATGTACTTCGCCTGGCTAATGACGAGCATCGCCTGCGCATCCGTGAGCGCCTGGGGCGTGCTGATGTCCGTGTCTTTTGTGTAGTTAGACACGGTGATGTCGCCGATGCCGTTGATCTTCACGGTATCGCCCATCGCCTTGATTTCGCCTTCGTAGTCGCGATTGCACAGCGCCACATACACATGCGCCTTCTTCAACGCGACCAGCAGTTCCCCGCTCCAAATCTGCGGGATAAACGACTGAATGGACATAGGGGGATGTCATCTCCTTGTCGCGCTGAACGTGGGCGCGACGGCTATCATTTCTTCGAGTTCTGCGCTACCCATTGCTGGATTTCACGCCGCCGCTCAGGAGAGAGCGCGGCGTATTGCGCCGCTGTGAGACTGTTGACATACGCGGCGTCAATCACACCGCTGGATGCCCCACTTCGTGAGGGGTTCGCTGGTGTTGCGCCCACTGAGGTTGGTTGCGGCGCGGCGGGCGCCGCAGAACTTGGCACGAGTTGCGGATACTGCTTGATGAGCTTTTCCAGCAGCTTGCCGATGTTCGTTGGCTCGCCATCGCCGTCAAACTCGATTTCCGAGTAGTCAATGAGGCGGGCCGCCAGATCGGGCGGCACACCAACAGTAGCGGCATGCGCGCGGACTTCCGCACGAATGACACGCTCTTGCGCCTTGCGTTGCGCTTCCGTCTGAGCTAGTTGCATATCGGAGACTTGCTTTTGCAGCCGCTCTGTTTCCGAGAGTGTGGCCGCTTCCTGCTTCTGCTTGAAAGCTCGCAACTCTTCAAGTTCTTTCGCATCTACACGATGCTTCGCCGCTTCTCTACGTGCTTTTTCCAGCGCATCAAGCGCCTGCTCGCGAGTAAGGCCTTGCTCAGTTGCTGGTGTTTCCGGCGTTGTGGGGTTTGCAGGCGGCGTCGTTTGCGGCTCCTGGCCGGATGGCGCCGAGGTTGTGGGTTGCTGGCCTGGCTGCGCACCTGGCGCGCCGGGCGTATCACCTTCTGCCATGCGATGGTCTTCTCCATAGACATGAAACAGGACAACGCAGCGCACGCGAGGCGTACCAGACGCTCGCCGCATGCTATCGGGTTATCCAGGGATAAGGCATGAGCGCCAGTGCGCTACGACGCCATATTTTTGAGGCTATCCGGGATGGGGAGGTTGAACCGCTGGTAGAGGCCAACCAGCTTCTTCGCCGCCGCTTTCTTCAGCGCGGGCGCGATCTGCACCCCGCCGCCGCGCGCGCCCGCCAGGGCCGCCGCCGCCGAGCCAAGCGCCGTGCGGTTGTAGTCACCGCCTGGCTCCTGGACTGGCAAATGGCACTTGGCTTTTACCCAGCCAGAGCGCGGGCCGTCATTCTCGTTGACCAGGCAGGCGTCGCAATAAGCGCCCGCGTCGCTATAGTTTTCCGCGCCGCCATCCCACGGACGTGTCGAGATGTTTCCAGCCATAGGTGGCTCTCACCTCAGTTCAGGTAGTCTCGGAAATCAATACCGAGGGCTTTCAAGGATTTCTGATACCGCGACTGCCCCCACGAGGCGCTGTATGCGGTTCCTATCAGGTCTTGCAGGGCGTACGCGCCATCCTGATAGGCCGCTAACGCTGCCTGACCGCCCAACACGTCGCGCTGTGTTTCGGCGCTTTGTTGCGCCAGCCAGTCGGCGCCATCTTGAAAGTCGTCATCACTGACGCCCGTTTCAGGAATGCCGCTCGTATCCACATCCGGCCCTAGCAAGTCAGCCCAGCTTTTCGTCTTGGGAACCATCGCGCATCTGCATTGGTTGTGGCTATCGAGCGTCTCGTCGAGGCCATGCAGCGTGCCATTCATGGCGGCGCACATCGCACAGCAGCGGCCATCGAGCGCCGCGCTCCAATACCAGCCATCCAGCACATCGCTGTTGGCTTGATAGGTCGCGCTGGCGGCGGCCCGATACGCGCTAATCAGCTCTGTGCGGGCCACATTCAGCGCCTGCGATTGCGCCATACCAATGTCGCGCCAGAGCGTCTGAGCAACCACGCGAGGGTTCTGCCCCGCTTCGAGGCCAGCCAGCACGTCTTGCATGAGACGGTCAGCAATGTCGTCAGGCAGTTTGCTGAGCAATTTGGCGAGCGGCTGCCCATTCTTGGCGCGCCCAGCCAGGGCGTCTATCGCCTTTTGTGGCGTCAACTTTAGCGTGTTGTGGGGCAAGCCCCGTAGGAAGGCTGGCGCCAGACTCACGGTCATGAGATGACGCGCCTGCTGGGTCGCGTCGTGCGCTGCCAGGGCTTGCGCCGCTGTTGTCTGTTGTGCCGCATGCTGAGCGAATGATGTGAGATGTACGCGAAGGACGGATTGAAGCGCCTTGCCGTTGCGCATTGCCCAACTGTGTGCGACCTTTGGCGCGCCGCTCTCATCATCCTCTGCTTGCGCCTGCAACTGTCGCAACTCGGCGCTATACGCGTTGATGAAGCTGTTGACGTGTGGCGTCAGATTGGCTTGTGTGATGCGATAGCCGGACTTCACCTGTGAGACGAGGTGTTGCTCCTGGCCCAACAGGCGATGGCGAGCGCCTTGCGCCGCTGTGAGAACCGCACGCGCCATACTATCACCCGCTACCCGGCTTCAACCCATTTGGCGTGACACGCTTCCCAGCCGCCGCCTGAGCCGCCTGGCGAGCCGCTATAGCCGCTGGGTGGTTGATGGGCGGCGGTGGGTTGTTGGCGCTTATATTGGCCGCTGACGGCCCTGCTGACGCCTCTGGCGCGGGTGTTGTGCCATCTGGCGACAAGGGCGGTGTTGGTGGCTGATCGCCAGGGATCGGCGCCTGCCCTTGTTGCGCGAGGAGCATCGCCCGCATGTTCTCTTGCTGACTCTTCACGGCTTCCGAGTCAGGATCGTAGCCCGCTTGTTGCATCAGTGTATCAGCAGAGACGCCTACCGCCATCCAGGCTTGCGCCGCTTGCGCCGCCGCGAGATCGTCTGGTGGCAACGGGTCTTTCCAGTGGAGCGTGATACGCGCCTTGCTGGCGGCAATAAAGCCGCCCAACTCTAAAAAGTGCTGGGATACCGTGCGAATCAGCGCGCCGTAGAGGCGGCGCTTCTTGACCGTCTTCGCCATCAGTGGCGCATAGAGCGCGCGAATGGTGACGCCACTGATTTGCCCTTTGGGCAGTTCAGACATACGACCCAACGCCACACTTGGCACCTGGCTTTGTTCATCCATATCCGCCCGCAGGTTTGCGCCAAATTGCATCGCGTTCGCCAGGTCGGCGCGCGCTTCTAACGCTTGCAACTTCGCGTCGGCGCTGGCAAACAAGAGGATGTTATCGGGCGTGGTGTTGAGTTGCGCCGCCGTGACGCCGGATGCCCAGCGCGTCGGATGAGCAAAATGCTTGATGATGCGATTGGTATTGCTCTCGTTGAAGATGAGCGACCGATTCATCGCGATGAGATCAGCAGGTAAATCCGGCATGCCCCAATAGTCGTTCGGTGATGGAAGGTTCTGGCAGGCAACGATAGGAGGCCACGGCTTCGGCCACGGCGTTGTCGCTGTCAGCACCCAGCCTTGATCGCCGGACGTGCTTTTGTAGTCGTTGATGACCCATGAGTCATCGGCGTCATAGCCCAACCCTGTTTCAGCCGCCAGACCGTCCGGGTCGTTACGACAGATGACCTTGCGAAACGCAACGATGCGCTCATTGCCCACCGCGTCCGACTGCTTGACCTCGTATTGTATCCAGTATTCCTGGACAGTCTTACAATCGTGTGGGTCGGTGATGACCGTGACATTCTCAGGATTCAGGACTGTGAGATGGGGAAGCGGCTGGCCTGCTTTAGGGTTCGCAGGCACGATTAGCACGAACGCGCTCCCAGCGACCGCGCCATTCATCGCTACTTCATTTAGCAGCGTCATGCGGTCGTCGTCTTCGCCCCAGCAATCATCGAGATACGCTTGCGCTGGTGACGTGCCCAGGTTCGCGCCGTTGTCAACATCCAACGCGGCGCCTGTCTGGCCATCGGTATCGTCGCTAATTTCGATTTTCAGCGACTCGCCAAAGAGAAACGACGCGCCCGCATCCACAATCGGCATACAGCGATTGGGGCGTACATTGTCGTCAGGATCGCCCGGCATGACACGCAGTGGCCCCGCGCCCCAATCGCCTTTGTAGGCTTTCCAGGCATCGGCGATGCGCTGACGCTTGGCCCGTTCATCTGACGACAGCGGGGGCAAGACGACGGTCGCGCCCACCTGTGGCACG